AGAGAGACGTTCGCGTCCGAGCCCTGCGCGTAAAAGCCGGGGGCGCCGCTCGCGGCCGAGTTGAGCGCCGCAATGTAATTCGCCGCGCTCGCCTGACCGCTGAACGACATGACGGGGAAACCCGCGCCGGCGATCGCCGGGACGCCGACCCCGAACAGATAGAGGCCGCTGTCGAAATCTTCACGGAAGGCGTACGCCGGGGTTTGCGCCAAGTTGCGACCACCGGCGAGATAAAACCGCCCTTCAGAAATGTCGGTCAGGTCTTGCGCGTTGTGATAGGTGGTCAGGCATTTGCCGTTGATTTCGTAGCTCTGCCAATTGGGAATATCGAAGAGCGTGAACCCGGCCTGCGCCGGATTTTGATCGTGCTCGACAGAAATGTGGCAGCCGAACGACCAGCCCGTCGATTTCAGCAGCGTCATCGGGTTGAGACCGGCCGCCGCGGCGAACGTCAATTCGATCCAGTGCGAGTTGCAGTAATTGTTGCCCGTGAAAACCGGGTCGCTCGCGAGATTGAGTGCGACCGCGTTGTTCGCCGTCAGGTATATGTCGAGCCCATAAAACCGCTCGCTGTCGCACGCGCCAACGATATTGACCGCCGTGCCGGTGACGTTGAAAAATTGCAGGTCGTTGTAGACGTTCTTGGTGATGACGTGGATTGGAGCGTTCGCAGAATTCGCCGGCGTCGGCGTCGGCGTCGTTCCGTAGGCGCCTTTAAGCCTGATCGGATTCGCGCAGGCGTCCATGCAGCGCCAAACGTCGAAGCGGTTGAAAATGACGTTTGAGCTCTGAATAGGCGCATTGGGATCGACCGCCGCAACAGCGCCCTGAACATCGAGCAGTCGGCCCGTCGAGAAGCCGCGAAACAGCAGGTTTCGGAAAAGGCATTGCTGGAAAGACGAGAGCTTGATCGCCGTCGCGGAACCGCTCGCGCCATCAGCCTTGATGGTCAGATCGCTCAGAGAAAAGCCGTAGATATTGTTTGCGGCATTCTGTCTGATCGCCTCCGTTCCCGTCAGCTGCAGCGTTGTCGCATCCCATCCGGCGCCGCGCAGCCAAACGCGGTTTTTGATCTCGATCCCGCTAATGAACCATGTGCCGTTTCTCAAATTGACGATGCCGCCGCCGCCCGCGGACATGGCGTCGATCGTCGATTGAATGAGGCTCGTGTCGGTGACGATGTTCCCCGTCGGCGAAATCGTCACATTGGCGAGCAGAACGCCGACCTGCCTGGCGACGTCGACAGCGGCCACGCGCGCCGTCGACATGCCGGAGCCTGGATTGCGGTTGCCAACGAATTCGTCCAATGAGCTCTGAAGCGGCAAGTTGGTCGTGCTGATGCCGTCGGTCATTTACTGGCCCTTGTCTGTGCCGGACTTTGCGCGGAACGCGTGAGATGTCATGGCGCGAAATATCCCTGCGCGTTGACGTAGACAGCGCCCGTGCCCGACGCCGTGAGCGTTACGGCCTCGAGCAGCGTCGCCACGGATCCTTTGAGCGGCTTTGGAAATTCGATTGCGACCAGCGCCAGGCCGCCGGTCGAAATTTTTACCCGCCACAACACCGGCCCGCCTGCGCCGTCACGAATGACAAGTTCGGTCGCTGTTCCGAGCGCCTCCGCCGCGATCTGCATCGAAGTGATGTAGTTGCGCAGTCCGGCGGGAGCCGCTGTTTTGATGGTGACGGCCGTCACCGTATTGACGATGCCGCCGGCTGCAGCTGCATAGTTCCAATAAATCTCTCGCAAATCTCCGAAAGACTCATGCGCGACATGACGCCAGGGGCCGGCGCCCGTGCCGCTCTCGTCGAGCGCGCGAACGAGTCTGGCCACATTGTCTTTGTCGAGAATCCCTAGCGTCGATTCAACTGCGGGCATTATGGCCACCCCATGATGACGTGCTGACTGTTTTGCGCGTTATTGAACTTCAGCGAACGCGGAACCGTTCCGTTTTCGACGCCGCTGCGCCCTGTCCAAACCGGCGGCGTCTCGGCGTCCGCAAGCGTCTCGATTTGTGGCGCGTGATCGACGAGCGTGAAGCGCCTCGAAAGGTTCTCGGCGCCCTCGACTTCTCTGACGAGCAATTCGAGCGTCTCGTTTCCGGCCTCTCCGAACATGGCGAGATCGCCGACATTCGGGGCGTCGCCGAAGCCGGCAAGATAGATCGTCGACGTATCGCCGCCGGCAAAATCGACTAACCGTAAAACGCTTAGATCGTCGCCTTCGGACTCGGGAAGCTTGCGAAACCGCAACACATAATTCTTACCGTCCTCCATGGTGACGCTCTCGTCGAGCTCGACCATGTCGCCGTCAACGGCGCGCACGCGCGCCGATTTCTGCGTCCTTATCAGAACGTCATGGCTGAACCTGACGAGATCGCCGCGCCGCGCAACGGCGCCTTCGAAATCCTGCGTGACGAAATAGGTGTCGCGGCGATGGACCAGTTCGTATTGGCGCCGGCGCGCCTCCCGCCAAATGGCGTCAGGATGCGTAATGCCGGGGAGCTCGATGCTCTCGACAATTTGCGGCGTGCCGACAAACCCTGGCCAAGCGACGACGCGCTCCGCGGGCTTATACGAATTCGTTTCATCATAGAATTTGACGCGGAACGCGTCGGGAAATCTCACATAGGAGCGCTCGCCGGAGAACCCCCACGAATTGCGCGCCGTAATGTGCTGCATGACGACGGTCTGCGGGCGATCGATGACGACACCCCATCTCTCGCCGTCGTCACGCGGCGCGGCGCGGCCGGCCGCAGCGATGTCGCTCCAGACATCGAAAACATTCGCTTCGAAATCATGGACGCGATTATAGGTGAGCCCCTTGTCTTCGCAGTAGTCGTGAAAATCCTCGAGCCCGTCGAGATCGATCCCGTCGTCCGTCAAGGGATACGCCATCGCCGGTCCCTGCATTGCGAAGCGCAAAAGGGACGCCGGGTTTTGCGTTTCACGTGAAACCCAGGACTGCGACCCGCTATCCCAATCCAGGCATACGCGCGACGCCTCGCAATTCAGATTGTCGATCACGCCGTTGAGTTGCTTCGATCCGCGCGCCTTGACCGCGATCAGCGCCAAAGGCTGATTGAAGTTCAGCGGATATTCCGGGCGATAGCTTCTGATCGCCGTCCAGACCGACGTTGAGACAAATTGGTCGTTTTGCTGAAACGCGTTCAGGTCATCGAGATCGGCCGTGAGCCGCGTGACTTCGATTTCGTATCGCCCGCGCGACGGCAGCGTCCAACGGTAGGTGAAGCTGATCGGCTTTTGCGTGAACGCCGTAATCGGCCAGTCGATCACATGGACCCACGGGCCGGCGCCGTTGAGCCGCATTCGAATGCGGATCGTCACGCTCAGCGGCAAGGGAACCGTCGTCAGATCGTTGCCGACCCTGAACGAATGCATCCAGAAAAGACCGTTCGGGAACATGACGTCGATGGATGCTTCCGTCGCGTCTGATGCCGAATATCGCGTGTGCGGCCCGAACGTGCTGGCATAGGCGACATTTAGATCGACAGTCAGTCGCTCTTCCATGATTTGCGTCGGATAGAGCGTGACGGGAAGGTCGCTCGGCAGTCCCTCGCGAACCTCGACCTCGACCTCCTTGAACCTTTCGATTGGCGTGTCGCCGAGTCGAATGTCGCGTATTTTCGTTTCCCCATATCCGACCAGAAAGAGCGCGCGGATATAGGTTTCGCCGCCATAGACTTCGGAGTAGGGCAGCGCTGCATAGGGCGGCGCAAATCTGACCTTGCCGAGAACGCACGGAACCGCGCCGTCGGGATTGGCGACGTTCCTGAAGCCCTGGATCGAATACGTCGGGCTCGAGGACACGCCCGCGCTTTGCGCCTGATCCTTGCGGATCGGCACAAGCGAATTGATGAGCAGCGTGCCGGCGATCAGAACCGTCCCGCTGATCGCCGCGCCGGCAAGACTCGTCGCAACCGTCGAGCCGCCAAACCCGATGGCTGCGGCGAGCGGCGCGGCGTAAACCTGGCCCAGGGCGAGCGCCGCGACGCTGACGGCGACGGACAGCGCCGCGCGCAGCGTCCCGCTGTTGCCGGGGAGGACGCAGACGATGACAACCGTCTTCGGCTTCGGTCTGACCGCGCCCCAAAATTCGATCGGAATGACGGTTTCGCCGATCGTGACCCGCACCATCGCGAGAACCGACCGCGGAGCGCCAGGCAGGGCAAGAGCGACAATCTCGAAAATCGTCGACCCGGCGGGAGCCACGGCGTCGACGCGGCGCCCGCCGTCGAAATAGGGCTGCGCGATAAAGCGCGTCCCCGTCACGCCAGCTTGTTGTGTCGCCAAATTCCGGTCAGTCTTGGAATCCATCGCCCGCCCACATAACGATCGACCATGCTTTGCTGGCCCATGGTCGCGTGCAGCATGAGCCCGCGCCCGACGACGATGCCGACATGGCTTTCGAGCCCAAGACATCGGAAAACGAGAACATCGAGCTCTTGCCCGGCGTCGCGCGGCACGGGGCGCCATTGCCCGGCGCGCATTTCCCCGGCGACGATCGCGGCGATAACCTCGCGCTCATCGGCCGTGACGTACACGCCGTCGAGAGAGTCGAGCGTGACGCCGGCGACTTCCTGATAGACGAGGCGGGTCAGCCCCCAACAATCGACGCCGGATCGATCCCGGCCGGCCGCGCGCCACGGCAACCCGACATAGGACTCCGACCAGTGCATTACGCACTCGTCAAACCGTGCAGCCCGGGAAACTTGTCCTTGGTCTGCCGGCCGCCAAACGGTTCGGACGTATAAGGCTCGCGCGCGAGATCGAACGTCACGCTTTGCTCGTCATAGGAACTGCGAACAATTCGCAATCCGCGATACGCCTGGACCAGGAATTCCGGGTCGGAAACCATCACCAATTCAACGTCGACGCTCGGCGGATCGACAAAAGAGCGCGAGATCGCGGCCAGATCCGCGTCGATATTCTCAAGGACGAGGGACGTGCGCGGCGGCGACGACTTGCGATCGTCTGGAATGATCGTCGACATCGGCAGAAAGTCGAAGACCTGCTTCCGGCTTGTCGTTCCATAGCGAAGCGGATCCGAGCTCAGTCTTTCGGTCGGATCGCTCGAGAACCGCAAGGGCGCGTCGAGATCGGGATGCGTGATCGTGACGAGCGCGATTTCCGCTTCTGGCGAATGCTCGTCGTACATCGAGCGGCGGACAGACAGCGGGATGACAGCCATCAGGGCAGGATTTCGAGTTGGAATGAGATTCGGAACCGAACCCCCATCGGGGTGATCTGCGGCGGCTCGCGCGCAAACAGCGCGAGCCATTTCGCAACGATCAAAATTGTGATCCCGGATTCGGTCGTCAGAGACTCGCCCGAGCTCGCCAATAACGGAACCTGATCGCGCGATTGATCCGGCATGATGAACGGCAGCGTTCCGCCGCTCGTATCTTCAGCCCAAAATCTTTCGAAGCGCGCCTTCTGATCCCATGAGGCATAAATCGCCGCGGCAACCGGCATGACCGCCGCGGAAAACCTGCGCCGCACTTTGGGCGGACCCGCTGACGTCGCCGAGAACAGGCGGCCGTCGCGCGTGCGCTCGGAATATCCCTCGACGAGAACGCGCTGCGGCAGTTCCGCCGGCCAAACAGGGATCGCCATCAGCGGCGCGCCACGACTCGCTTGACGCCGAAGCCCGCGGCCAGCGCGTCGGCGCCCTGCGGCGAATTGTTCGCAGCCCCGACCATCTCCCCGATCGTCACGTCGATCCTCCGCCCTCCGCGCGAGTCACGCGATTCTGAAACGCTCGTCCCGGACGGGGCCCCGATCAGATTGACCGTCACAGGCGCAGCGGTCGCGCGCTGCGCCGCGGCGTTATTGTTTGCCGTGCCCCTGGCCGCCTTCAGGGCCGCCGCGACGTTCGCCTGTTGCGCGGCATTGAGTATGACCTCGCCGGCATGGGCGATGACCGGCACCGCGCCGCCTGATGCGAAATGCGGGGCCCCAGCGAAGGCCGACAGCGGCGCGCGCACCATGCGCCCGCCAGGCGCGCCGACAACGCCCCCGCTTTCGAAGGCGGAGAACAGGCCGGAAAACAGGCTTGAAAGGAACCCGCCGCCGGCGCCCGCATTGGCCGTCCCGGATCGCCCGAAAAGGCTCTCGACAATCCGGTCGACGCCGACGGAAATCAGGCGGTCGGCAATGCGCGACAGCGACTCGCCGAGCGCGTCGCCGGCGCTCTTGCCGTTCTTGAGTCCGGTGATAAGCCCGCCCAAGACATCGCGGCTCGACTCGCGCAGCAAGTCCAGACTGTCGATGTAGCGACGCTGGCTTTCCGCCGCGCGCTCCTGCTCGGCGACGAGGCGACCGTAATTCTCGGCCGCGGCGTCGATCGAGGCGCGCAATTGATCCGAAATCGGCACGCCCTGAGACTGAAGCGAATTCAGCAATTCCTGTTGACGCGCCGCCTGCGCGACGGCGGCGCTCGAGCGGCCGAACGCATCGGTTTGCGCCGTCAACAGGAGGCGCTGGCGCTCGATTTCCTTGTTCGTGTCCTCGATGGGCTTTTGCGCCATTTCGAACATGGCCTGGCTGCGCTGATTTGCGAACGCCCGTGACGTGCGAGCGGACAGATCGCCGTTGTCATTGGCGGCGCGCCCGCCGATGCCTTCGAATGCGCCGATGCCCGCCCTCGCCGCGCCGTGAAATGGCCCCCAACCGACCCTGCGCGCGGTCTGGAGCGCGAATGTGATCGTCGCGCGCTCATTCGCAGGGTCGAGCGGATCGAGGCCCGTCGCCCGCCTGAAATCGTCGCCCATGCCGGCGACGGCATTGCCGCCGCGCACGCGGCCGCCGACGTGCAACTGAAAGGCCCCGCCGGACGTGCCCTGGTCGCCGCTGAAGGTTCGCAACCCCTCGCTGCGCGCGACGCGCAGCGCGATGGCCGGATCAATCCCGAGCCGCCTGGCCTCCGATTGAATGAACGCAGCCATCCCCCGCGGATCGCCGCGCGAGGATGTCCCCTGAATCCCGCTATCGCTTAGCGGGATCAGCCGGCCGAAACCGCCTTTCGCGGAGGTGGCGAGACCATTGAACGCGTCCGCGACGTTTCGCGCCGCCGTCGCGGCCGTGTTGAATTCCGCGGCCATCGGCGTCGCGGCGTTCGGCAGATTCTCGTTTCGAAAGTTCCGCTCGGCGATGTCGATTTCGCGCATCCGCCGCGCAAACGGCGACAGCCGCGACAATTCGAGATTGTCCTGCGAGCTCCGCTCGAGATCGCCGACTTTGCGGGCCGCCTCGGCGAGCATTTTTGCTCTTTCCGCATCCGCCGCGATCGCCGCTTTTACGGCGTCGCCGGACTCGCGCATGACCCGAATTCTGGCGCGCTCGACTTCCAACGCCGTGCGCTCGGCGAGCGTGCGAGCCTCAACCTCGCGAACGGCAAGAGAGGCGTCTTCTCTTAGCCGCCCAAGGTCTTTGGCGCGGGCCGCATCTTGATCCTCCTGAGCACGCAGAGCGGAATCAAGCGCCTTCCTTGCCTGCTCTTGTTGGCGTCGCGCAATTTCCTGTGGTCCCTCGATGGCGGTGTCGATGATCTTCGCAAATTTGTCGAGCCCGTTTGAGAACCCCGCCTTCGCCGTCTCCCAAATCTTTATGAGACGCCATGTCGGGTCGTCCATTTCCGAGATGCGCTTGCCAAGGATCGCGACGAGCTCCGCCGCGGCCTGGGATTTATCCCCTACGGCGGCCAGTTCCCTGATGTGCTCGCGCTCGGCAAGCGAAACGATCCCATATCGCTTCGCGAGCTCTTCAGCGCCCTTTGCGGGATCGGCGAGCGCTGACGCCAGCTCTTTCGCGGCGTCGGCCATATCGAGCCCGAGCCGGCGCGAGAAATCCGGCGTCAAGCCGACCGCGCCCTCGATAGCGACGCCCGGCACACCGGCGCCAGCGAATTGCGCAGCGAACCCGCGCGCCGTCGCGGCCGACACCCGGCTTCCTTGCGACGCCCTTTCCGACAGGCTCGCGAGCCCCGAAACGGTGAGTCCGGATTGACGGCCGAGGCCATTCAGCGAAATCGTCAGCGCGTCCGTCGACTCCTTCCATCGATAGAAGGCGACGCCGGCTGTCGCGGCCGCGCCGGCAATGAGCGTTATCGGGTTCAGCGCGAAGCGCGCGACAGAGCGGCCGAAATCCCTGAGCGCCGCGCCCGCGCCCGCGCCGCTCGAGGAGAACACGTCCGCGATCTGCCCGCCCTGTTGCGTCAGCACCATGAACGGCGACTGGCCGCCGGCGAGAGAAACGCCGACATCCTGCAGCTGGCGCGACAGGTTTATCCACTCGTGGCGCGCGAGGCCGACGGCCCTTGTATTGTCATTCTGCGCGCGGGACAGCGCCGTGATCGCGCGCTCATATGCGATCGTTCCTGCGAGCCCCGCTTCCCTGGCGCGGTCGAGATCCTTTTGCGCCTGCTCGGCCTGTTTCATGGCTCGAAAGTTTTGATCGTATCGAGCCGCAATGCGATTGAGCGACGCTTCGCTTCTTTCGCGCACCCTGTCTGCGCGGCCAATCGACACCGCGACATGATCGGTTGCCTCGACCAGTCGATTGAGGGACGCAGCGGCCTTTTCAGCCTCGGCGCCGCCGACAACCCGGATTCTGATTGTTTCGTCGACAGAACCAGTCATCGCGCGGCCGTCTCATTGGTCTTTTTTTTCAGGCTCGAAAACAGGTATTCCATGCCGCTGGTGTTGCTGACCGGGATTCCCTGCGGGGGAGGCGCGTTGAGGATTTCAACGATCGCCACGTCGATTCCTCTAAGCACGGAAACCTCCCACGGCGTCGGCGCCGAGCGCGTCAGTCGCGACCATGCGTCGATTTCAGCGTAGGATATGGGATTGACCCCGTATCCGGTTGATGTTCTCGTCGCGGAAAGTTCGAGAAACCATTCCCAAAGGTGCGAAATCGCTTCCGGGAATTGCGGGCTCTCATTGCCTCGCCCGCTTCCAAAAGACGCCTTGGCGTAGCCGATCAGGTCTTGGGCGAGGCCTTCAAAAAATTTTGCCGATCCGCTATGAACGTCTCGACCTGCTCGAGCATCCACGGCAGCCGCCGATACATGGCGCGCGCGGCGTCGGACGAAAACGGAAGCTCGTTGCCGTCGACGAAAAACCCGCTCCAATTGACCGTGCAAGAGACGGCCAATTCCAGGCGATCGCTTTCGAGCTCCTCGGCCGTTATTCTGACGCTGCGGCCTGCCTGCTGCGCCTTCAGCCTGCGGTTTGAGTTTTCCCGCACCGCGCGCCGGAAGCGTTCGCTGTCCTCGCCGGCGACGACAATGACGATCGGCGACCCGTCGTCCTGCGTCAGGGGGACGGATGTCACCGGATGGCGCACAGTCATTGCCACGCCGGCGTCGGCGACGGACGTCGTTTCCAGATTCGCTAGATCGAACATGCTTTCCTCGTTGATGGAGATTCTGCGCCGCGCTTAGATGAAGCGCGATATCAGCTTGCCGGGACAGTCGTGATCTTCGAATTGATCGCCACGTCAAATCGCCGCCTCACGATGTTCGAAACATCGCCGACGTTGAGTCGCTTTGAGGAGACGAGCCCGATAAAATACTCCGTCTGGTCCTGACCGCCGACCGTGATCCGGTTCGGCAGGACAACCCTGAACGGATAGTTGAAGTTTGTGCCCTCGGCCGCGACAAGCGCGATCTGCCCGGCGTCGTCCGGTCGATCAAGGCAAACCAGAGGCAGGGTGCCGGCGTCGCGCGGGCCTTTTCCTTTGAAGACGCGCCCGTCCAGCAGCGTCGTCGCCGTCAGGATTTCCGTTTCGTCGCCTAAATCGCCGATGCTTTCAACGCCCTGGACTTCCGTCCATGCGATTAGAGCGTAGGCGGCCGCGTCGGCCGGCTCTTCTGTGACGGCGGCGCCGATATAGATCCGCGTTCCGTTTGCGCTGTATGCCTGAGACATTTCATGACCCCTTTCTTAATCCGCATATTCGAAGCGATACGGGATCATGACGGACGCTATGAAATAGCTTCCGTCATCGATCCCCTCGCGGATTGTTGGCGCTTCGCATTCGAGACCGCCGGAGATGTGCCCGCGAAAAATCGCGGCGATCTCCTCGCAAAGGCTCATGGACGTCGACAGTCCCGAGGCTATTGCCGTCGCAACGACGATCCGCGCTGTGCCGCGCTCTCGATATGTCGACCCGAGAGTCGTTCGGACATTTTCGGCAAACGGGAATTCCAGGCGAACCCACGACGAGCCGTCGTCCGGATGCGTCATGTCGGCGTTCAATCCGAGAATGGGCGCAGATGAGAAATTCGCCACGAGGCGCGCCGCCATCGCGTCGGTGACTGTCGTTTTCGCCATTGAAGGCCCCTTATCGAGCCGACACGGTTATCGCCGGGTAGCGGCTGTCGCGCTCCGCCTTGCGCGAGTTCGGCAGATAAAGGGATCGATACGTGAATCTGATGTTCGCGAAATTGCCGAAGCGGCGGCGCGCCACTTCCGCAATGCTCTCGTAGACGCCATCCGGCGCCTGATCGGAAAGCCCGCGCTCGATCCGCCTCGCGTACGGCACGACGTTGACGAACGTGTAGGTTTCAGCAAGCGGTATCTTTCCGCCGACTTCGATCTCGACGCCATCCGCGAGAAGGACATGCGAGTCCCGATATCGACCTGTCAGGACCGGCGAATTCAAGACGAGTTGCTCGCCGATCCAGCGCAAGAGCTCGCGGAAAACCTCGAACTGAAAGACGATGAGGCCGTTCTCGATCTTGACGCTGTCGAGCGCCGCGCCGCGCCGACCGTCAACCGTCTGCGTGTAAGGGAGAGGCGCGCCGAGCGCCTCCGCGTTTCGTTTTTGGGCGGCGTTGAGAATGTTCGTCGCCGCCCGCGCCGCAGCGATTTGTTGCGCGCGAGGCGATAGCTTTTCGTCGACGATGGCGCTGATTTCGCGCGAGAACCTGTCGAGACGCGCCATCTATTGAGCGGCTCTAGCCAGTCGAACCAGACGGCGACGATGTGGTCGACGCGACCGCCCTGTTTCGCGAACCCGGCTCGCCTAATGCGATCCTTACATTCCCGCGAACCGTCTCTTTCAATATTTCTCCGGTTGCTTGATTGTAGGCAATATTTCCGTTTTCCGTCTCGACATGACGGAAGATAACGCCTTCGGCTTCATCCGCCGTTATGACCCGTTTTTGTTTGACGCCATCCAAATAAACGTCAATCGTCCTGCCGTCTGCGCAGCATTCGGCGTACAGTCTCTCACCAGAGTCTCCTTTGACGCAGGAAATCCTGCGCCCGTCTGGATTGGCTGATGCGGTCTCGATCGCATGAGGGGCGGCGGCGGCAACAGCCGCAGCGCCACGCATAAAAGATCGGCGATCCATAGGCGCGCCCTCGGTTACGATGTCCTCGCCAGGATCGCGATCAGATACTTGTTCTGCGCGCCCGAGCTGTTGGCGATACGAAGAATGTCTCCAGTGGCCGCCGTCACCGCGCCGATGCCGGCCGTGTCGCCCGCCGCAAGCATGAACACGCCGCCCGGGCGGATCGGGCCGATTGTATGCGCCGCGCCGAGAAATCCGATCATCGGGTTCGAGCCCGCTCCGATCGTCAGATTCGTCGTATTCGCGGCCCCGGTCTTCGGCTTGTTGTGAACGAAGATCCCGCAAAGCTCGGCCGCGACGATCGAGGCGCCCAGGGCGTCCGAAAGCACGCCGGAGAGATCGATGTCGTCGTTCGCGCCAGAGGCGACGGTGCGCTCGGCGATGTAGGCGATATTGGCCTGATTGAGCCCGACGCCATCCGAGAACGCCTGAGAGAATTCGAGCGCCGCGCTGAAACTCGGGCCTCCAAAGGCGTTGTTCCCAACCTGAGAAATCGAAACAGACGCTTTCATGATCGCGCTGATAGGCATGGCGTGGTTCTCCTTTTACCGGATTGCGATTTCGATGCGGACGACTTCGTTTTCGATATACGGCGCGCTCCAGGCGAACAGCACTGTTCGCGTTCTGCCGCCGACGACAAAGCGGTCGCCCTTGCGCGGGGTTCTGCTTTCAGATGGCGTCGGCCACTGCGCCGCATCGAGCTCCGTTGTCGAAATGATCACGCGGCTGTCGCCGGCTTGAATGCCGGCGCCCATTTCGATTTCATGCGGCTTGAAATCGACGACGTGAGCCCTGACGACGACGTCGATTGACGGCGCGCCAACCGCCGGGCGCTGCAGCGTGCAGTCTTGCCCGTATTTTCGAAGGAAAGAGTCGAGCGTCTCGCGGGCGTGGGCGGCGTTCATCAAAGGACCATCGTCGCGTAGGGCCCAAGCATGGCCATTGCGACCGAAGACATCGCGCGGCTCGAAGACGCGCCGGTCGACGAATTGACCCAGTACTCGGTTCGCCCGATCCCATCGACGGCTTCAGCGCGGACATTGGGATCGCGAGAAGCGGCGGACCATTGCTCGCGCAGGACGGTGATCGCCGCGAGCTTCAGAGGCTCCGGGACGGTCTCGAAACCGGCGAGATAGGTCACGACGATTTTTTCGCCCGGCCAGCACACGATATCGCCGGATGCGTCGAGGCGACGGATAAGGCCCGCGGCCTTTTCGACCTCGTAATCGGCGACGTTCAGCGTAACGCCGGCTTCGACGATGCTTGTGATCGAGTCGACAAATCGGCGCGCGAGACGCAGCGGGCTGACGCGGCGATCGAGGCGGAGCGTCTCGACGATCGTTTCCCGCCGCAGCGTTGGCGGAGCGACGCCATCGGCGGCGACGCAGCATTCACGCGCGATCATGTCCGATATTTGCAGGCCGAGCGCCGTGAGCGCGTCATTGCTGCCCGATCCGGTAATCGCGAGCGCGGTCTTCATTTCTGCGAGCGTCAGGAGATTCCTGTCCGCCGCCGCGCCCGAAACCGTGATCATGCGTTAGCCCTTCGGCGCGGGCGGGACGGGCGCGCGCGGCGTGACAGGCGCCGGCCTGGTCGGCGAGCTCTGAACCGGCGCGGTCGGGGCCGGCTTTTCGGCCTTCTTTTTTTCCGCCTCGGGCTCGATCATGCCAGCTTCGACAAGTCCCGCAAACACTCCGTCCGCGATGTCGAGCGTCTCGCCTTCTTCGAGGCGACAAATGGAGATGCCGTCCGGGGAGTAGTCAAACGGTTTCTTGACGAGAGCCTTCATCATATTGCCTCCGTGATTACACGGGCGGGACATCCGCCCGTGCGCTGATCATCTTGCGATTAGGCCGGCGGGTTCGGCGTCGGCGCCGATCGCGGATGGCCGAGAACCCACAAGCCGGCGACGAAGGCGTTGCCGGAATTGTTCGCCGGCGTCACGGTGACGCGCGCGTAGCGCTTCGGGCCGACGTAGCCGATCTTGAACACCTTGTCGTCGTCCGCGAACGTGAAGCTTGCCTGGGTCTCGAGCCCAAGCAGGAACACGTCGGGGACGGCCGCAGCATCGGAAAGGTTCGCCGCGTTGCCGTCCTCGACGAGGACGGTAAAGGTCGCGTCCGCGTCGGCAAGCGCACCGGTCAGGAGAAAGAACTCGGCGGCGTCATAGCCGGCCATGTCGACGATCTGCGAAACAAACGCGGTGTTGTCGGCGACAGCCGCGGCAGGCGAAATGCCGCGGCGGGGATGAAGGTTGTTGTGGATGTCTTGAGAGGCCATGTCTCGGCGCTCCTTTTTCGAGGGATGAAGGGGCCGGCTGCGCTTTGCACGCCGCCGATGCTGTCAGGATCAGGTCGAGATTTTCAGCTTGCGAATGGCTTCGGCCAGGACGACCTGCCCGCCAAGACGACGGCGGAAAATGAAGCGCACATTGCCCGAAGTCGCCTGCGTGTAAGGATCGCGCAGGAACTCCATGCTGATGCGGTCGGCCAGCGTGTAGGCGCGCCGCCAGTCTCCGAAAACGACCGGGTTGGCGTTCGCGGCGATGTTGGGCATGTCGGGCAATTCGACATAGGGCGCGCCCAGGATCGTGTTCGGAACGCCGTTGGCAAGGCCAGGCGACCAAAGATACTGGTTCGTCGTGTCCTTGAGCCTGCGGATCGCGCCGAGCGTCAGGCGGTTTTGCCCGAACGTCGCATTGCGCGAATAGGCGGTCTTGATCGCGTGGAACAGGTTGATCAGACCGTCCGCGGTGATCAGATTCGCGTCGCCGGAAACCGTCTCCTGAACGCCCGAGTGGACGAGCACGCCCTGCGGCCTGCCGACGCCGTTGCCGGAAATGACGGCGGCGCCTTCGGCGACAGCGAACTGCTCCTCCGCCTCCATGCGCACTTCCGCCTCCATGTCGAAGGCCGAGTCCTCGAGCATCTGGTTCGAAACATCGACCAGTGCAAAGAGCTCATGAAGCGGCATTTCCTCGAGGCCATAGGCAAGGCCGGTCGTTTCCGTCTTCGTCCCCTGTTCCGCGACCCACTGCGCCGCGAACTGGCCGGTGCGCTTCGGGATCTGGATCGCCTTGTTCGCCGTGGTGCGGACCCGAACAAGGGCGCGCACCGGGCTCATTTCCGTCACGCCCTTGATGATCTCGCGGACGTATTCGAGCGGGGCGAGATAGCCTCCGGCCGTGTCGCTCGAGATATTGAGGCCCTTGTATTCGGTGATCACGTCCTCGATCGACTTGCGCTGTTCGGCGCCGAGATTGACGACGCCGAGCGTGTGCGCAGCGATGACGGCGCGCAGCCAATTGTTCGCGCGCTGCTTGATTTCGGCCGCGCCGCCGTCACGCGCCGCGCTCGGGATGCGCGCCATTGCGACTTCCATGCGATCGACCGCCTCGCGGGCGGCCTTGGCCTGCTGCTCGGCGAGAGTCAGCTTCTGGTTGACGCCCTCGTAGCCGTCAAGCGTCTTCTCGATCTTCGCCAGCTTGTCGGTGACGATCGGGTCGACGCCGCCCTTCTTTTCGAGCGCGGCGATGCGGGCGTCGTTCGTCTCCTTGAACTCATTGAACGCGGTCATGACGGGAGCGACCGCCGAGTCGACGGCAGCTTTGATTTCTTCGGGTTCCATGATTTTTCCTATCGTGCGATTGCTGCGGCGAGCGCGTTCATGCGCTTGCGCAGGTGCTCAGCGAGCACATCCGCCGACGGCGCTTCGTCACGAAGGCTTTTGGCTACCTCCTCCGCGTCACGCGGAAGCATTTTGAAGAGGACCGCGACCGCCGCCTTGGCGTCGCGCCGGGAAAGTTTCGCTTCGTCGCGAAGCGCGTCCTCCAATTCCCGAGGATTGAAAAATTGCGGGTCGATGATCCCCGAGGCGCTCTTGATGAAATTCACCCGCGCAAGCGGATTCATCGGGTCATCGACAATCGAAACCTCTTTCAGGTCGACTTCCTTGATGACGCGCGCCGGATCGCCCATGCGCCCGCTGCCCTTGCGCGAACCGTGAGGCGGGATGCGATAGCCGATCGACAGTCCCTTGATCGCGCCTTCCCTCAGGCGGGCCATGTTCATCTTGCCCTGTTCGGTGTCGAGCCCGATCAGACGGCCTTTGACGACCAGGCCGTTTTCGTCTTCGGCCATCGAATCCCAAACGCCGATCGTCCCGCCCTTGCGATCGTGATTGTAGAACATGGACGGCTTGCCGCCGGCCATCGCCATGGTCGAAAGCGACTTGGCGAAGGCGCCGCGCTCGATCATGTCGCCGCCGAGATCGACATTGCCGAAGACCGCGCCGTAGCCCTCGAAATAGCCGGGCGGGCATTCCGCGCCGGCAAATTTCAGTTCGAGGGGGACGCTGATGCAGCCGAAGTCCATGGTTCCGTTCCTGCCCTGTTGCTTATGCCGCCAGCGAAAGGATCAACGCGATTTCATCTTCTGCGATGTCGAGCGGGGCGAACCCGTCCGCGCGGAATGTGATGACGTTGTCAACGCTGGCCACAAACGAACTGCGCCCGCCGACGGCCGCGGACATATTGCCGACCGCCGCGGCGCGACCTTCCAATTGCGCCCGCGCCGCGATCTCGCTCGCCGCATGAACCGCGCCGACGAGCCGTGCCGCGACCGCGTGACGAGAACCAATCCCGGCGGCGCAAGGCGCGATGGCGGACGCAGCCGCCGCGACGGTCGCGCCGGCGCGAATATGCGCCTCAAGGCCGACGACGAGCTTCGGCTGATTGATCCACCACGGGACGTGGGCGTATCGCAGCGGGCGCCATCCGCCGCCCGCCGCCTCTCCCGTGCTCGTAAGATTTGCGACAACGGTCGCATATCCGAAAATCGCCGCCGAACTTCCGGTATGCGGCGAAAGAAGCGCCTCGACCGACGCCGCGCCGAGCAAGCCGGCCTGCGCCCATCCTTTCGCTGAAAGCGTCGCCGCAACGATGGCCGACGCCGATACGGTGCTATAGATCGACCCCGCAGCGGCTTCGGACGCGCCGAAATAGCGCCGCGTGAAATAGCGGGCGCCGTAGTGGCGGGGCCAAAACATCAGTTCGAGGCGTCGAGCGTTACCGACGTGCGGTTGCCGTCGGCGTCGACATCAGCGACGATTCTGTTCTTGTGGTCGGGCGTCGACCGGAAGGTGATCGTCGCGCCGGCGGCGCCGGAGACCTTCCCGGCAAGCGCGGCGAGGCAGATGCGCAGCGTCTCTCGCACGCTCAAGCCGGTTTCGACGATTTGCTCGTCGAGGATCTCGGCGGCGATCTGCGGAGCCGTGAGAGCGCCTGAAGCGGCGACGTCAATATCGGCGGCAAGCGCGCCGGTCGCCCTGATCGTGACGCTCGAGCCCGCCTGGCCGAGCAGATTGGCGGCGGCCCAGGCGATCGCAGCGAGCGCGCCGGTCGCGTCGCCGACGCCTGAAAGCGTCGCGGACATCTGAAGCGCGGCGAGAACATTGGCGGAAACGCTCGCCGATCCGGCGATTGTCGCGGCCGCGGAAACGACGAGCTCGCCGACGCCGGATAGAGCGCCGAGTCCCTCGATCAAAGAGCTTAGATTGACGCCGCGCGCGCCAGCGGCGGACAGCGCCGAGACGCCGCCGATCTCGCCGAACGACGAAAGCCCGCCGGCCGTAAACGGCATCGCCCAGCCGTCGGTCCCGTAGCCGTTGGGCAGAGACGCATAGAACTTGCGCGAGGCGTCGCTGCGCGTCGTCGCCCCGTATCCCGTAAGCCCGGACCGCACGGCGCCGGGGTTGGCCCACCCCGCCCGATTGATCGTATAGAACGAGGCGCCGCCGAGCATCCGCATCGGGTTCGACGCGAGGCGCGCACCGTTGCCGATCAGCATCAACCGCCCCAGGCGAAATCGACCGTCGCCGTGAACGGCGAGTTGAGGGTTGTGGCGCCGGTCGAAAAGAGCAGCCATCCCAGGCACGCCCCGTCCTCGACCTGCGGCAGGCTCGGCAACTGGTTCACAAGATCGCGCTCCGACCACATGCCGGAAACCGGGATCGCGATGTCCGCGAGCGGCTCGCAGATGCAAAGCGCGACAATGCCCGAGCCGGTGTATGGCGTGCCGCCGGACCATGTGAAGGAATTGATGCGCGCGATGCCGGTGTCGCCGCCCTGCTTCGGCAGGAACGGCCCATATCGGCCGGCGGCGTTGCCGGAATGCAGAATGCGGGTCGCATAGGCGTCAGCCGCAGCGCCCATGGTCGGCGCGCCCTGGAAGGCGCGCGTTCCAGCGCCGGAATAATCGTCCGGGGCATCGTAAGCCGATGCGGACAGATTTGGACCGCCGCCGGTTGGCGCAGATCGCGCCACGAAAAACGCTTCGCAGCCCGTCCCGTTATTCGTCCGCGGCATCACGACGCGGAACGTATGCGTGCCCGAGCCGGCGTCCGTAAACGCCACGACCGTCCCGGCCAAGGCGTTCGCAAAGCTTGTCGCCACGCGCGCCGTCGTCGCCGAGACGCGGACCAACCAATAATCGGTATTGATCGCGAGCCCTGTCGGAAGAGCGCCGCCGGAATTCGTAAACCTGACTTTTGTGAGCGTGTTGAAATCGTTCGTATAGGTCAGAAGCAGACCGGACGACGACGACGCCGTGAAGGTGTTCGAATTGATAAGCGCACGCGAGCCAGTGCCGGTCACGTTTGTCGACCCGAGGCGATAATATCCCATCAGATCGACGAGCTTGGCCTGCCACGGCGCTCCGGCCGCGGCGACGAGCGACGCCCCGACATTCAGGACATGTTTTGTCGCCGGGAGAACGGCGCCGCCATGCTGCAGCCCGAGGATTGTCTCGCTTATCGCATCGCCGCCCGTTTCCGAGCACGACTGGAAAACGAGATCCTGCGCCGAAGGGAAGTTCGACGCGTTTGGGTAGCCCGCGTTCCCGAACAAGGCGTGCCAACCGCCCGCCGTATGCGCCGGCGACGTGATTTTCTGCATCTCGCGTCGCAGATATTTTCCGGCCGTGATCTGCGCGAGCAGGTCGTCTTGCGAAGAGAATCCCATCAGCCCCTCAATTCCAGGCGACGCGCATATGGCCGGTCAGGACGCCCGCGGCGACCGATCCGGCAGGGTTACAGATCATGTTGAGATAGCCGTGCTCGATTGGCGGCGCTCCGGGCAGCAGATGCACCGCGGAAATTTCCGCCTGCGTGTTGATTTCGCGGATCGCGATGTCGACGATCGGCCGCACCAGAACGATCGCCATCAACCCGCCGTTCTGCGCGAGCATCTGGACGCTGTTGATGCGGCGAATTCCGGTGTCCCCTTGCGAGAGCGTCAGGAAGGGCCCGACGCCGGAAACCGTTGCAGGCAGCGGCGTCACCAGCGAAGCGATATTGGCGACCGACGTCCCGCAGATCTGCGTCGGCGACGTCCTCGTCTCGCCTTTCTGGTTCACATATTCGAAGGTGAAAAAGCCGCCACCGATCGTCGGCGCCACGGCGACAGCCATCGCCATCACGCCATCGCCGTCCGCAAATCGGGGCAGGGCGACGGTGTTGTCGAAAATCTGCGCGTCGAGATCGTCGAGATCGACGAAGGGATAGTAGAGCAGATAATCGAGCAGCTTGAACCGCCCGACCAGCGACGCGGTCGGCGTGATGACGGAAAGTTCGGCTAGAAACTTGCCGCGCGGGGACTGATCCGCCCCGTGAAACATGCCACGATAGGGGTCGAGCGTCGCCGCGACGAGCGGCGCCGACGCGAAATAGTTCGGCACGGGACTGCCTGCCGCCATCGACAGATCGACCCACTGGCCGGCGCTCGACGCCTGCGACGGAACCTTGCGAAACGACGCGAAAACCGTCCTTCCGTTTATGAGCGCGTCGTTATAGGCACGCACATTGGCAAAGCCGGGCATTATTCTTCAGACACGACCAGCGCGCCAGCGGCGAATTGTGGCTGTATGCCCGTCGAAACAGCGAGGGATGCGCTTAGCGCGCCCTTATAGAGCAGCTTGCCGGCGCCGCTCGACGCCGTTCCGACGCCGACATGCGTGATTGTCGCGGAACCGGAGGCGCATTGCGGAAATTGCACAAGCGCGGCGTTCTGCGCCTGATTGCCGGCGACCGTCCAACCGGTATTGTTGCGAACGACAGCGACGCGCGCGTAAGAGCCATAGCTCGTCTCATTCGTGGTCTGCGAGCCGCCTTCCCCAGGGTCCGCCGTGTGCAGAGACACAAAGAGATTGGTCAGCGGGCTGCTCCCGGCATTGTCCGCAAGATTTGCGATCGGCGTCGCGTTGAATATCAGAGCGAGGAGATCGGTTTCGAACGTATTGCCCTTGCTCATGTCTCTTATTCCTCGGTGACATCGGCGATCAGAGCGCCGGTTTCGTCGCGGCGCATCGTGATCTTTTTATTTCCGGGCTTCGGAATGTTCACAGTCAGCGGCGGATGCGCGATTTGCTTCACCGCGTCGAGAACGCTCTCTTTGAGATCGTCGACGATCTTGTCCATTTTCCCGGATGCGGATCCGTCGAGCTCTTCGAAAATTTCGGGCCCGAACCGAAGCGCGCCGCGGAACGGCTCGACCTTTGAGAGATCGACGCCGGCGGCGTCATAGGTGATCGTGACGTGCGGCTGATATTCTGGCCAATCCCACGAAGCGCCGGCCTCGCGAATTTCGTGATTGCGGCGCGTCAGCGCCCAGGACGCGAATTTCAGAGCGACAGCGCCTTCCTTGCCGATCGGCTCGACCGCGCGAGGACCGCCGGCAGCGACGAGCATCTCTCCATTTTCGTCAGGCCCCGGCCACTCCTCGCCAACGAGCATCCAATCGATCGCCGCGCGACTGTAGGCGATCGTGACGTGGAAATCGTCCTTGGCGAGCGTCGACGTGAAACCCTGCGCCGTCGCCCAGGAGAGGAACTCGTCGGCGTTCAGGAGCTTGCGCGATACATATAGCGTGCGCGGCTTGATAGACTTTTCGACGTCGGCTCCGTCCGGCGCCGGCGCAGCCGGCGCGCCTGGCGCGCGGTCCTTCGCTGGCGCCATCGTCAGCGGCGACATGACGCTATCGAGGCTCTCTTGCGGATTCCATCCGTCGTCCTCGCGAACCTCGTTCGGCGTCAGCCAGCCCGGATTCGAATTCGTCCCGAGCGCGGTCTGATAGTAGCGCGTGCGCGCTTCGAGCGATCCGCGCGTCAATTCGCTCGTGTCGATCCTGACGTGATAGCCTTCGCGGCGCTCCGCCGCCGTGAGCAGCTGCGTGTTGATCGCCGCCTTCAGCGCCTTGATCCAGCGCTGCAGCGTGTAGCGAACATGGGCGTCGAAGAAAGCCTCGGCGCTCGCGAACGTCGGCGACTGATCGCCGGCATGGCCGAGCATGATCGGAAACACGCCAAGCACCCGGGCGATTTCCTCGATTTGATGCTTCCTCGTTTCGAGATGCTGCGAATCGACGCCCGTCATGGCCAGCGGCGTATACTTCAGCCCGCCGCCCGTGATGATTGTCCTCATGGCGTTCGCGACGCCGGCATAGGCCTGGTTCAATTGCTCGCGCAGCGATTCGACTTGCGCCCGATCGATCTTGCTCTCCGTCGAAAGCAGCCCGCTTGGGCGAACGCCATTCGAATGCAGTCGCGCCTGCGACTCTTCCGTCGCGCGCGCCAGGCCGATCGCCTCCCGCCCGATGACCGCCGGATCAAGGCCCTTGAACGGCCGCCACGACGGCCCGCAAAGATGAAACACGTCCGCCGCGCCAAGCGTGGCATACCCGCCATTCTCGAATGTCACGTCAAACCGCTTCCGCATCAGCGGCGTCGTGATGTCGATCGCGACGCTCTCCGGCCGGATCGGGATAAGCTCGCGGACCTGATCTGCGACGACCACCTTGTAGGAGACGCTGTTGCCCGTCGCCGCGGCGTGCATCAGGATCGTTGTGAAGAATTGAAACGCGTCCTGCAGTTCGCTCGGCCCGTGCAGCAGCATGTCATAGAGCGGATGATCGACAGCCGGTTCCGAACCCTTGCCGCTCGGGAGATCGCGGTAAATTTGGACGGGCAGCTGCGAAATGCCGTCGGCAATGACCATGACGCCGCGAAAGAACGCCGGCACCTGCATCGCCGTGACCGTCGAGACATCCGCGCCGGACTTCGTCGGCAGGCCCCACCCGCCGTTGATCGCAGCCAATAGTTCAGGCGAAAAGTCGACGGCTTTCGTCTCCTCCTCGACGCGCACGGGGACCAAGTCTGATTTGCGACCGCCGCCGAAAATCCGCCCGAAGAAGCCCATCAATCCTCACAGGACATATATTTCCGGGGCGGGCCCGGTCGCCGGCGCAGGATTTGTGCTCATGAGCGCCACCGCATCGAACATCGCCATGAGCGGGTCGATCTTCGCCGTTCCGCTCGCCTGCTTGGTGATCATGATGGCGTTCCCGCGCTGCTCGTTTTTTGCATTTCCGACCGCCCAGGCCATGATTGCCTGGTCGGCGGGGACGAGCGTGCCGTCGGCAAGCTTTCGCTCGGCCGTCTTGATCGCGCCCTGCAATTTGTAACCCTGCGAGACGGCGACGATCATCTCCGGCTGGCCGGGCGCCGCTGAGATTTCCGCATCGTTGATGGCGTCGACAACTGCGCCGACGCCGACCGGATCGAGGCCGATCATCGCCAAGAGCCCGGAGTCGTAGACGCGTTTGATGATGGCGACCATCTCTTCAATGTCGTCGCCCATCGTCTTGAAAATCGTGAGCTCGCCGGCGCGCTCATAGTCGCGAAGTTTCGGCTCCTCGGATAGCCGGCGCTCCAGGACGCCGCTCTTCTTCTCCGGGTCGCTATACGCCCAGGAATGGCCCCATCCGAACCAGCGCCGAAACCGCACATCGGCGTCGCTTTTCTCGCGGCCGAGAACGTAAAGGCTGAGAAGATCGTCGAGCCCGCCGCCGTCAATACCGATCGTGACGACATCGCTGCGCTCGAGCAACTGGTCGAGCGTCAATGATTCATCGGCAGCTTGCTTCCAATACGGCGCGCCCGCCCAACCGTCGGCGTTGAGCGCAAGGCCGATTTCCACATTGAAATGCTGCGACGCCAAGAGGAGAAGTTGAGCCTGGCCGGCGGTCTCCGCCGCCTCGAGCTCGCGCACGAGAAAGGCTTCGTCGACGGAACGACCGAGGTTCGGATTGATCGCCGGCCAAAGACGACGGTCTTTCCACCCGTCTTTGACCTGCAGCCGCGACGGCAGTTCATAGAGGATCGGGAGCAGCGGCAGATTGAGCTTGCCGTCGCGCACCGCGCGCGCCTTTGCAAGCTCCGCCTTGAAGACGCCCTGCGGCGGCGCCTTCGATTGCGTCGTGACGATAATCAGAAAGCCGTCGGGCCGCGCCGCGAGCGCGCCGCGAAGTTCGACCATGATATCGGCGGCGTTTTTCTTCGAGGCGAGGACGTGAAGCTCGTCTATGAGCGTTCCGACCTGCTTGCCGCCGGTGATGACGTCTGTATCCGCGGCCTTCACCTTCAGCGTCGCGCCCGTGCGACGATGCGTGATTGTGCGAATATGGAACTGGATCTGAAAGAGCTTCGACAGTTCAGCATCGGCGCGGATCGTGCCCGCCGCCTGCTTGAACGAAATGTCGGCGATCTCTTTCGTCGGCGCGACGAGAACGTATTCGCCCTCGGGCCGCTCATTGAGGATGAGCGCCTCGACCATGATCGCGGCCGCGCTGGACGACTTGCCGTTTTTCTTCGGTATCAGCCAGAAGAATTCGTTGATCATCCGCCTCTGCGCGGCGGAGTCGTAAGAGCCGAAGATCGCCCCGATGATCGGGAAAAGCCATGGCCCGGCAACCTCGGACATGGTCGGGCGTCCAACCATGTCCGGGACGCGAAGGCGATTGAAAACGCGCAGCGCGCGCTCGCGCTCGTTTTCGAAAAGCGGAAGGTCAGGGACGAGAGAGCGCCCGGATAGGAGGCGGTCCTCCCAGTCCTTGCACGCTGTGGACCAAACCTCGTCGGTCAATTCATCCTTCCGCGCGGAAGGAGATCGTCACCCCAACTGGTTCCGACGCCCGCGATTTCGGCCTCCTCGGCCGCGATCTCTTTCTTGCCCCGCTTCGGCGGCTTTGCCGTCTTCACGGCGGCTTCAGCCGGGCCCTGTCCGGTAAATGCCGCCTCTGCCGCCGCCCTCGATTGAATTGCGGCGAGCGCCCGTTGCGCCGTAACGCTGCCCTTCTTCGCCGCCTTGTGCAGCATCTCTGCAGTCTGGGCCATCTTTCTGGCCAAGCCATGCTCGATCTCGTCAGCGAAGTGCTTGCGTAGCGTCTCGTGAGTGCAGCCGATCGCGCGTCCAATGTCCTCGTGTGACATGCCCACGGACACAAGGAGCTCAACCTTGTTGCGGAGCGCCGGCGTGACTTTGAACGCTGGCCGCCCTCGTTTGCGAACCGTCATGCGAACCTTTTGCCTCTGTTTTTTCGAGTTTTCAAAGGCTTCGCCCTTGAAATTCCGGCGCCACGAAAAAAATTCTGCGCGTGAG